TCGCACCCTTCGTGCTGCGCCTTCACCGGGATGGTGTCGTCCCACTTCGCGCAGTGCCATGTGCTGTCCTGCTTGGCCGTGCTGTGGGCGCAGGTGCGGCAGTTGGCGTGCTGCGTCATGTGCGTCTCGTGGCAAAACGCATAAGCCGGGCAGAACTTGCACTGGTACCAGCTCGGGTCGCTGCTGATCGGCTCGGGCATCCGGTCGGCCAAGGCAATGCGCTGCCCACGCTCGACCAGCTTTTCAGCCATCGCTTTGTCGTACTTCACGCGCTCGGTGTAGATGCGGTCGTCGTCCTTGCAGACCGCCACATACAAAGCTCGGTCAATGTCGGTGCCGTGCATGTAGACCTGCATCTGGCCAAAGTGCTGTGGCTTGGACTTCTCAACGCCGTGTTTCTCAAGGTCGTCAAACGACTTCTTGCTGTGGGTTTTGAACTCGACCACGTGCCGGGCCTTGGGCGCTTCAGGCACGCCGTGCTCAATGATTCCGTCCATGCTGCCTGAGACGTGCGAACCGAAGTCCACGCGCTGCTGTGCGCCCGTGGTGCCGCGCACATCCATGCCAATGGCTCGCAGGTCGGACACGATGGTGGCCTCCTCCATCTGGCCCCTGCGAAACAGCCGCAGGATGCGACCGGGGAACTTCTCCTGCACCGCCCAGCGAAAGGACAGCCACAGCCACCTGTCGCAAGGGTGGCCAAGCATGGACGCGCCCAGGTGAGGCCGTGGCCCCTCCTGTTTGCTCTCGTGGTATTTGTCAATCAGGGCCGTGATGCTATTATCTGGCTCAGGGATTTTCATGATCTCTACTCCTTCAAGGTTGGGCAGCCCGGTTCTCTCACGAGACCGGGCTTTTTTATTGGCTTACTTCTTTGCCCAAGGGGGCGCTGCCTTGCCAGACGCTGCTGGCGCAGCCGCTGCCGCTTGTGCAGGGGCAGACGCTGCCGAAGCTGCCGGGACGCTGCCGGTCAAGGACTTGTAGCCCTTCACATCGTTGCTTGGCTCGTAGCCCTCTTGCTGGCGAATCCCCAGCTTGATCTGCAAGCTCCCGCCAATCAGCTGGTCGGTGTCGGTCACTCGGGCCAAGCCGATGGCTCGCATCAGCTCGCCCAGTTGCTGGCGACCAATCTCCTCAGCCTTGGGGTTGGGGTTCTTGATGTTCAGGTTGCCGAACACCACGCGCCCTTGGTGGGTCGGGCCGGTCACGTCGTAGCGCACCTCGATGTACTGGCCGTTGCCAGCCTTGGTGTTTTTCAACTCCGCGCCGGTCACGTTGACGTTGTACCAGCCAGCAGGCAGGGCTTCGTATGAGTTGCCTTGGGGCAGGTTGTCCGCTTCGAATGTTTCGTTCAGGTATGCCATGGTTTATTTCTCCTTTGAGGTGATGGTGAAAGATGCGCGACCAGGCTTTGCAGTGATGGCCGCAGCAAGGGGTTTCGTGATGGACTCGTCAGCAGCCTTCCATGCTGCCATGTTCAGGTCTGGTTTCCAGCGGAAGAGGCTGGACAGGTGCTCGCTCAAGCCGTGCTCGGCTGCCAACTCCTGCAGCTTGTCCGAGTCGACCTTGCGATCGATGCGTCCGACGATCTTGATGGTGAAGTGGTCAGGTGCGACCGTCTCAGTGCCTTCAAGGTTCTCAGCAATGCCGCACAGCGACTTGATGCGATCCTCGATCTTGCGCCGGTCAGACATAGCCTTTGCCTCTGCCTGCTTTGCAACCAACCACATCTGCGACAACTCATTGAGATCGCTGCTGGTGATTTCTTCTTCGGTCACAACGTCGCTCATGCTTTGCCCCCGATCTTGGCAATGATCTCGCCCAAGTCAGGCGCTTCCCAAGCCTCCAGCTTGCCTGAGCGATCCTTGGCCAGCCAAAGCCCGTCGCTGTCACACATCAAGGCTCGCTGCGTGACCCCTTCTGCGTCGCGCTCGACTCGCAGGGCCAGCACCTCGTCGAAGAAGTAGGGCAGGCCTTGGGTCAGGCTCTTGCCGGGCATGCCGGGGTTGTAGAGCATCTTGCCCATCTCGTCCTGGCTCTTTTCCAGCTTGGCCGACATGTACACGTGCTTGCCGGGCAGATCGCGGAAAGACCGGATCTGCTCCTGCATGGTGGTGTTCATCTCGCCGTAGGCTGCGCGACCGTCCTTGTTCTTCTTCATCTCGTGGTTCAGCACCACCTCGGCCACCTCGCTGATCGAGTCCAGCGCCACCGACTGAAAGCCTGCCGCCTCCGCGCTGTCCTTGCACCAGGAGTAAGCCTCGCGCAAGTCGTCCATCGATGCGACCTCAATGTAGGGCAGGTCTGCGTCCTGAATGGACAGCAGGCCACCCTCAGCCGAGAGCACAATCGGGTTTGGCAGGGTTTTGATCAGGCTGGTTTTACCCGCGCCTGCCTGCCCGTAGACGAGCAGCTTCACACCGTTGGCGGTCAGGCCGCCAGTCTTCTTCAAGTTGATTGCCATGTTTGGCACTCCTTCTTTGGTTGCTGCGCCTTCGGCCAATTCCGTTCGCGCAGTGGTTGCAACTTTACCCGTTTTTCTGGTACAGTGCAAGCACCCCCGAAAAAATATTTACTGAGGTGCAGAAAATGATGACTGTCGAGCATATTAAAAAACGCCTTGAGGACGCAAACCTCAAGCGTGTGGCCGAGAACGCCGGTGTTCACCCGGCGACCGTTTACCGATTCATGCAGGACGATTCCAAGCCCTTGTACGAGACGGTCAAAGCCTTGAGCGATTACCTCTCGAACAAGGAGGTCGTCAATGGCTGACCTTTCAAAAGTGCTCGGGGGGCCGTGGGCACCGCCACCAGAAAAAGTCATCGCCGCGCCGGAAGATCAGCTGCGCACCGCCATGGTCGAGGCCGGGCTGGAACCGCCAGAGGACATTCGGATGGACGGGAAAATCCACCGCTTCAAGTCCGGCACTAAAGGCTCGCCCGGCCACGACAAGCCCGGCTGGTACCTGATCTTTGGGGATGGCATCCCATCCGGTCGCTTCGGGTGCTGGCGCTCAGGCATCGAGGTGACATGGCGTGCCGAGATTGGCAGGAAGCTCACCCAGACCGAGGAAATGGTCAACGTGCGCAGGCTGGCCGAGGCCAAGGCCCTGCGCGATGCCGAGTTGGAGCGCAAGCACGAGGTGGCCAGCGCGACCGTCGAGAAGATTTGGTCAGAGGCCCAAGGCGCATCGCCTGACCACCCTTACCTCAGTCGCAAGGGCATCGGTGTGCATGGGGCGCGGGTCACAGGGGATGGTCGGCTGGTGGTGCCTTTGTACGACCCAGACGGGACGCTTTCCAGCCTGCAGTACATCGCCCACGATGGTGGCAAGCTCTACCACCCTGGTGGCGCCACAGGGGGCAAGTTTTGGATTCTGGGCACCATGGACGAACCGGGCACGCTGTATGTGGCCGAGGGCTTTGCCACCGCAGCGACCATCCACGAGACCACCAACCGCCCCTGCGTGGTAGCCTTCTCAGCCTCAAACTTGGTGCCCGTGACCGGCACATTGCGGGAAATGCATGGGGCCTCTCAGGACATCGTCATCGTCGCAGACCACGACCAGTCGGGGGTCGGGCAGCGGTATGCGGAGCAGGCCAGCGCCAAGTACGGCGCTCGGATGGTGATGCCGCCCGTCCTCGGAGATGCCAACGACTACGCCATGGCCGGGCACGATCTGGCCAGCCTGCTCATGCCAGCCTCAGAGGACTGGCTCATCCCCGCCGACGACTTCTCAGCCCAACCCGCCCCCATCTCATGGCTGGTCAAGCGCTGGCTGCAGGCCAACGCCCTGATCATGGTGCACGGGCCTTCCGGGGGTGGCAAAACCTTTGTGGTGCTCGACTGGTGCCTGCGCATTGCCTCCGGCATGACCGAATGGTGCGAGCAAAAGGTCAAGCCCGGCAATGTTGTCTATCTGGCCGGTGAGGGCCATCACGGTCTGCGAGGCCGCATTGCAGCCTGGAAGCACCACAACAAGGCAGGCAGCCTCAACATGTGGCTGTCCAAAGACGGGTGCGATCTGAACACCCCGACCGGCTACCTGAAGGTGGTCGAGCAAATCCGGTCGCTGCCCAAGAACCCCGAAATCATCGTGGTCGATACCCTGCACCGCTTTCTGGCCGGTGACGAAAACAGCGCCCAAGATGCCAAGACCATGCTCGACGCTTGCAACTCCTTAATGGGCGAGTTCCACTGCAGCGTGATCTTGGTGCACCACACAGGCGTGTCCGAAGAAGCCCAGCACCGCGCCCGAGGCTCCTCAGCTTGGCGAGGCGCTCTGGACATCGAGATCAGCGTCATCCCCGGCAAGGACGACTTTCCCATGACCCTGGTGCAGCGCAAGTCCAAGGACGCTGAACTGGCCCAGCCGGTGCACGTCGAGTTGCATCAGGTCACCATCCCCGGCTGGCAAGACGAGGACGGTCAGCCGGTCACGAGCGCCGTTGTGGTTCAAACAGAGGCCCCACAAGCCCCGAAAAAGGAGTCCAAGCTGGATGGACACCGAAAGACGTTTGAAAACGCTTGGTGGGCCACAGGTGCCGAGGAGCGCGAGGGTTTACCCTACGTCAGCCGGTCAGCCCTGAAAGACAAGCTCACTGCCGATGGCAGAAAGGCAAGAACGATCGAGAACGATCTGAGCGCAGCCTACCCGGACAAGTTGATCGGTGCGCTGGTTTTGTCGGAGATCATCAGCCCAATTGAGCACGGCTGGGTGGTCTGCGATGAGGTGCAGGCCAGCGCAATGCTTATGCGAAAAGGGGGTGAAAAATGAAGCCCCCTAGCCCCCTGAATCCCCCTAGGGGGCAAATCAGGGTTAGGGGGCAAAACGCTCGAAAAGCCCCCTCCCCTCCCCTCCTCCCCTATAGGGGAGGGGGGACAGGGGGGCATCGATGCGGCAGGTTTGAAGGTAAAGTTATCCACAGAAAGGTGAGTGAGTACTAACATGACACAAACGAACGTCAACGA